GAACGGCGCGGCAACAGGACGGGGCGTTGCGTTGCAGTGGTGGAGCTGGGTGCTGACGGCCGTGGGCGTCTTCGGCCTGTGGCTGGCGGGCAGGAAGAGCCCCTGGGGCTGGGCGGTGGGCCTGGCGGCTCAGGGGCTCTGGCTCGCGTACGCCATCAGTACGAGGCAATACGGTTTCCTCGTCTCGGCGGGCGCGTACGGATGGGTATATCTCAAGAACTTCCGTGCGTGGCGCAGGCCCGTTTCTCCTGAATCCGGCCAGGCCCGTGATGGTCTGGATTCATGGCAGAAACCCAAGAGATCATCGTCGTGATGGACATGGACCGGGAAGCGGTCCGGTTGTGGTTCGAGAAGATCCAGAGCCAGGCCCGGCATCCGCAGTACCAAGGAGGTATCAAGATCCTAGGGCCACTGAAAACCGAGCGCTGACCTGGACGTTCATCGATCGTTTATCCGACGATGCTCACGATCTCGACCGTTCCGTCCTCACTGATGAAGGCCATCTTCTTGCCCTTGTCGACCTCACGCTCGACCAGTCCGTACACGCTGACGGCCCGGTTCACCACGTCGACCTGCTTGAGCTGGACATGGCTCATCAGCCAGTCGAGTTCGGTCGTGGCCCTCACCGTGAAGGCGATCGTCGCCCGGCGCCCCACCAGCGGCTTGACATCCTCGACCATGCGATCCTCCTCGTGTCTCTTCTCCTGAGCACAGGTTACACCGAATCGGCACTGAATCGAAACTGAAGTGGTGAGGACATTGGCACACGACTCGCTCGCTCAGGTGATGGTGGACTACGCCGCGCAGGGCATGACGCTTGCGCAGATCGCCGCCCGGACTGGGATGGAGATCGAGGCCGTCCACGAGCGGATGAACGCGTACCTCGAAGACCAGGCGACGAGCATGTCCATCGTGCAGATGCGCATGCTCCAGCTCGCCCGGCTGGAGAGGATTCTCGGCGCCCTGTGGCAGCAGGTGATGGACGGAGACCTTCTCACCCAGGGGCGCAACGCGAAGAACCTGATCGAGACGGTCCGCGAGATCACCGAGCTGATGGACCTGAAGAAGGACCGGCTGCGCGACGAACAGATCCGGCTCACCCAGGCGCAGACCCAGCTCGTCACCACGGCGATCGAGGCCATCCGGGTGGGCATGCTGGAGAAGGTCGTCGACCTGCTGCCCGAGGAATCCCGGGAGGCCGTCGAGCAGATGTGGGGCGAGGTCTTCCCCGCCATGGCCGCCGACGCCATCGCCCGCAACTCGGCCGCGATCGTCAAGGTGGGCGGCAACAGCACGACCGGACCCATCGAGCTGGAGCCGGTGATGGAGGAGTTCGACTGATGCCCCTCGATGCGTACGTGGAGCGCTGGGCGCAGAACCCCGACGGCGGCGGCGTGTTCACCGGTCAGCGCGACCTGATCCTCGCCCACGACCAGGACTGCGAGTCGCTGAAGAACGCCTGGTTGCCGCGCCGGAAGGGGGTCTCCTGCCCGAGTGATCTGATGGAGTGCGAGACCTGCGGCATCACGTTCTTCTGGGAGGGGCTGACCGGTCTGTTCGACGACTGCCCCGAATCGTTCTGGTACTTCTGCCGCTGCTGCGCCGCGAAGGCTCTCGCGTGCCCCTGTGGTGGCGACTGCGTTCATGATACGAATGGACAAACTCTGTCGCCTGCTGTTGACTGAACCGCATGAAGCAGATAGTCAACGGACTGGCGACACGCGGCGAAGACTCCTGGCTGACGAGCACGCAGGGGCTGCCTGACGGCAAGCAGGCCCTGTCCATGGGGAAGAACTGGAAGCAGGCCCAGGCTCTCCTCCAGCAGGCGGCCGAACTGGCACTGAAGGCTCCGCCCGGATCGGTGACGGTCGATCTCAGGCTGGAGGATCCGGAACTTCAGCAACTGGTCGACGAGGTGCACCGCACCCGGGGCCTTCTGCGGGACGCCAAGTTCCACTACGACGCCGCCCTGGGGGCTGCGGCACGCGGACTCACGAAACGGGCGACCGTCAGGGACGTGGCGGCAATGCTGGGCTGCTCACACCAGCACGTGGCGAAGCTGGCGCAGAAGACCTCGCCCTGACCCGGCGGCGCGGCAGGGGCTCGCCCGACTCCATCCGTCTCTTGAGGGCGAGCCCGAAGTTCTGCCACAGCTCCCAGCACTTGCAGAACTGGTTGTGGCCCTGACGGTAGTGCCGGGACTTCAGTCGCATCTGCTTGCGATAGCGCTTGTTCATCGCGCCCCTCACGTCCTTCCTGGGTGGAGCTGTACCATCTTCTCGTGACGACCATCGGCGAAATCATCTATGACGAGCTGCCCGCTTTCATGGAGCGGACCGGCAAGAAAACTCTCCGAATCCTCGAAGTCGGCGTTCTGCGGAATCTGGACGACGACCACCTGAAGGGTGATGGTCATTCGACCCTCGCCTTCGCCCGCCTCCTGAAGGAACACCCGGGAAGCGCGTACGTCGGCATCGACCTGGAGCCGCACGAGGCACGGCGTGCCGTGGACTCGGAGGGCCTGGGCCACTTCTGCGACTTCTACGCCGGGGACTCCGTGGCCACCATGGAGGAGCTGAAGATCGACGGCGAGAAGTTCGACGTGATCTACCTCGACGCCGACAACGACGGCGCGGCCACCATGCGGGAGTACCTGCTGGCGCTCGACCTCGTCACCAGTCCGGGCCTGATCATGGGTGACGACATGAACACCGACCACCGCGAGGTCCGCAAGGGCCGGGTGCTCATTCCCTACCTGCGCGAATCCGGCGCCGACTTCAAGCTGCGCAAGCGGCACACCCCGTGGGACACCCGCGACATTCTCGTCCAGGAGATCTCGTGAGCAAGGACATCGCTTCCGTCGGCCGCGCCGTGCATTACACCTCGCTGGGGTCCGCACCGCAGGACGGCGTCCAGCAGTACCTCTCGAAGTGCCGGGCGGCCACCATCACCGAGGTCGTCGATCTGGCGGCGGGCATCGTGCACCTCACGGTCATGAACCCGGAGGGCTTCCAGTTCGCGAAGGACGTCGTCTTCGACGTCGAGCGACTGGCTCTGAACGGGGAGGCGACCCCGGGCACCTGGCACTGGCCGGAAAAGCCGGTGGCCCCGCTCGTGAGCGGGGCCGGACCGAAGGAGCTGTGATGTGGGCGATGACGCGCTGGCGGTGCATCTGCGGGCGGCACCATGCGCCCTGGTGGCGCACCGTCCAGGCGCCGTCGTGCACGGCCGTGAAGCCGTGGGTGAAGCGGCCGGAGATTCAGAAGGCCACGTAGAGGATCCGGACCCCGTCACCGGTCCGCTCGAAGTCCAGCTCCACCCCGCAGGGCAGCTCGACCATGAGCACGTTCATCGACCGGTGGACGGCCGAGGCCGGAACCGAGTCGGCGAACATCACCGGGATCTCGGACTCGATCCGGCCACGGATCGCAGGGTCAGAATCCTCCACAGCCTGCCAGGCAGGTGCCATCCAGGTGACCCGCACGGGTCAGTTGTCGTAAGCGGAGGGCACGCCGACGAACTGCTGCCGGACCCAGCCCTGGTACAGGTTGCCCCAGCCGCCGTTGCCCTTGGTGATCTGCTTGACGTAGATGAGCTTGGTGCCGTCGGCGGTGGTGGTCTTCCGGTCGAGGTACTGGAAGGTGTCACCCTCACCCATGCCGGAACCGAGGTCGCGACCGTTCTGGTCACGGAAGATCAGGCCGCCCGTGCCGGGCGCCGGAGCGTTCGCGTAGCGCTCGCCGCCGGACTCCTTCTTGATCGTGACGTCCGGGCACGTGGTGACCTTGGCGCGCTCCTTCTTGCCGGTCTGCGGGTTGGTCACCATCTCGTAGGTGACCTTGGCCTCGGCGCCAGGGCCGCAGGTGGAGTCGGCGGCGGCGGTGCCCGCGAAGGCGAGAGAGCCGGTCAGGGCGACAGCGGCGGCACCGGCCGCGATGGTCTTCTTGTTCATGCTCTCGGGGTTCCTCTCCGAAGTGGGGGCTTGCTGTATCCATCAGACCACATGACCTAGGCCAAATTCAAGTTCCACGAAAGCGAGAAGTCATGGATATCGCCCCGGTCGGCACGATCACGATTCCCCGAACCTGCGGAGACGTACCCTGCGGGCAGTGTGAGCCCTGTCGCAGGAGGGCGATGCTGAACATGGCGTCGTACGCGCTGCGGTCGGAAACAGAAGAAGGCGGCCCGAAGGCCGCCCTCTCTGAACTTCTCGAAGCTCTCGGACTGCGTGGCTAGCAGCGCGTTCCTTCCTCGGAGAGGGACCGGTTCAGGATCTCCTCGACCTCCAGGCGATCCAGATCACTGAACGCCGGGGCCCGGAGGATGACCTTCTCGCACCCCTCACGGCTGGTCCATCCCGTGCGCATGAGGGCAGCGAGACCCGTCAGGGCCTCGGCGATGTCGGTGGCAGTGGACTCCTTGCGGCGCAGCACGCCCATCACCCGGCGCGCGTACGCCTGGGCGTGGCCGTGACGGACCGATCCGCGCGGGCAGACGTCATGCGTGACGGTCCAGCCGGATGCGTGCGACCCCTGGACGTTGCCCTCTCCGGCTGGCACCCGTCCCTGGCAGACGCCACATGGTTTCGGGTACATATTCCTCATGTTTTTGAGGATGACACACCGTGCCGCAAAAGGAAAGTCCGATTGGGGGCGGGAAGTTCAGGGAACTCGCTACTCTTCGCGCACTCGCGCTTCCACGGCTGCGGCGGCCAAGTTCCATGCCTGCTTCAGCCGTTCGTTCTGCTCTTCCCAGGTGGGCATCTTGGTACCCGAGAACGTGGTCCAGCCGACGCTCTCTCCGTACGCCTCGTATGCCACACGCCCCAGTTCAGCAGCCACCCTTGCCTCCTCATGAGGAAGGGACCCGGCCAATCGGCCGGGCCCCCGTGAGTCTCAGCCCCAGGAAGTGGAGTCCGCGCTGCCCAGTGCTGCGCGGGTGGGGCATCACAAGGTTACCGAAAATGTTCCCCGGTGAGGAATGCTGTACGCGTCGCAGCAGAAAGGAACGGCATGTCCTCACACGAAGAGCGGATCGCCGCCGAGGCGGAGGCATACTTCCGCAATCAGGCGCGGCAGGCCGGATGGGTCAACAATCCCGTGGGGTGGGCCAGGGATGTTCTCGGTGTCCATCTGTGGAGCAAGCAGCAAGAAATCTGCTCCTCCCTCATCCGGAACAAGCGCACGGTGGTCGCCTCCTGTCACGGCACCGGCAAGGCGCTCGGGCTGGACGAGCTGGTCCACACCCCGTCGGGCCCCGTGAGGATGGGGGAGATCACCGAGGGCACGAAGGTGCTGGGCTCCGACGGCTCGCCGGTCGAGGTGGTGGCCGTCACGGGTGAGCACAAGGCCGAGAGTTACGTCGTCCGTCTGGAAAGGGGCGGTGCTCACGAGGAGATCATCGCCTCGGCCGATCACGTCTGGCCGGTGCTCGACCTTCAGGGTCTCGCCGACATCCAGCTCAAGTCCGACCGAGCGGGTGTACCGGTGGAGACCGGGTTGTGGATGCACAAGGCGAAGACCATGGCCACCAAGCAGATCGCCAAGCTGCGGCCCGGCACGGTCGTTGTTCCCGGCCGGGCTCCGGAGATCCTTCCCCGGGGTCTGACGTGGTCGGCAGATGAGGCGATGCAGGCTCTGCTCGCCGAACGCGGCGGACTCGATCCTCACGGGCGTACCGCGCTGCTCTGGAAGACGCGCCAGGGCGAGCCGGAGGAGATCTCCTCGGTGCGGGCCCGGATGCGCGAGGCGGGCGTCCAGACGATCTACCGGCGCGAGCGGCAGTACGGCATCACCATGCGGCACCTGGCGCTGATGGGATCTCACGCCCCGACCCTTCTGCCGGATGCCAATCAGCGGGCCATCGCCCTGTCGCACCTTCTGCTGACCCAGGGATCCTGGGGTGACGACGGCTGGCGGATCACGTCCGTGAAGCCAGTCGGCGAGCGGGACGTGCAGTGCATCCAGGTGGACTCGCCCGACCACCTCTACCTCTGCGGCGAGCGCGGGATTCCCACCCACAACTCGATGATCGCTTCGGTGCTCGCGTGCTGGTGGGTGTCGACGAAGCCGCCGGGCCAGGCGATCGTCGTCTCGACGGCGCCGACCTACGCCCAGGTCAACAAGATCCTCTGGGAGGAGATCCGCAAGCACCACTCGAACGCCTCGCGCGGCGAATACCCGATGCCGGGCCGCGTGACCCAGGCCGATGAGTGGAAGCTGGGCGACGGGCAGATCGTCGGCTTCGGCCGGAAGCCCGCCAAGGGTGACCGCCACTCCTTCCACGGTATCCACCGCCGATACGTGCTGGCCCTGCTCGACGAGGCGTGCGGTATCCCCGAGGAGATCTGGACCGGTGTCGAGGCCATCACCACGAACATCGGCTGCCGGATCCTGGCCATCGGAAACCCCGATGACCGGAACACGGACTTCGGCAAGAACTTCATGGAGCAGAAGACCGCGCACCTGTGGAACCGGATCTCGATCCCGGCGTCGAGCACGCCGAACTTCACGGGCGAGCCGGTGCCGAAGCTGCTGAACGAAGTCCTCGTCTCGCGCGACTGGGTGCAGGAGCGTCTGGACGACTGGGGCGAGAAGGACCCGCGCTACATCGCGAAGGTGCTGGCCAAGTTCCCCGAGCAGAGCATGTCGTCGCTGTTCGCCCCCTCCCTGGTGGCCGACGCGGTCGACGAACCCCCGACTCCGTCGCTGTACTCGGTACTGCGCTTGGGTGTCGACGTCGCGCGTTTCGGCTCCGACAAGACGGTGGTCGCCTCGTACTCCGGCGTGACCGCGCAGATCGAGGAGTCCTGGTCCGGGACTGACACGGTGTCCTCGGCTCACAAGGTTCTCCAGATCGCCGAGCGCTTGAAGGAAGAGCGCAAGGCGCCCTGGGTGGAGATCCGGGTGGACGCCGTCGGCCTGGGTGCCGGTGTCGTCGACACCCTGAACGCCCGAGCGATGCTGCTGCCGGACCCCTGGTTCACGGTCTACGAGATGCACGGATCGGCCGCACCCCCGGTAAACGTCGGCGGTTCGGTCTACGGCTTCTACAACGCAAGGGCGTACTGGTTCGAGCAGGTCCGGCAGAAGATGCGCAACGGCTCGGTGAAGTTCATCGACCCCGACGAGCTGATCTCTGACGACCTGAAGATGGTCTTCTACTCGATCAAGAACGGGCGCCTTCTCATCGCCTCCAAGGAGGACATGCGCAAGGAGTACGGCAAGTCCCCCGACTACGCCGACGCCATTGCCTACGCGGTCGCCCCGGTAGCCGAGGGTCTTCAACAGGGAGACGTGCTCACCGAGACGGCTGAGAACATGGCCGGTTCGCTGGTCGAGGAGAACGAGTACTTCGCCGAGGAGATGATCTCGCCCTACTGACGGAATCCTCAAAGTGAGCTGTAGTTCCAGGAGCACCATGTGCACGGAACTCAAGGAGGACGAGTGGACATCCAGACCTGCCCGCGCCGGATGCGGGAGATGGGTCCCTGGGAGAAGTCGGGTGGCCAGGACGAGTGGCGTGACGAGCCTCGCCGGGACGGCGAGGCGGTGCCGTACTGCTCGTTCTGCGGATCTCTGCACCCGGGCAAGTTCCTGGAACTGATCGCCGAGGGGTGGGAGGTGGGGCCGACCGACAAGAACTACAAGGCGTACCTGCACCCGCCGCGCGGCAAGGACGGCGAGCAATCCCATGAGGTCCGGGCGAAGTTCTACTACCAGCACCTGTCGGGCGCTCAGCAGCAGCAGTTCATCGACCTCTACAACCGCCAGATCATGCAGATCTCCTACCCGGGGCACTTCTACGTGCTGCCGTTCTTCATGCGGATCGCGCCGGAGGATCCGGTACCCGGCAACGGATCGGCGTGATGTACGACCACGCCGAAGCGGCCCGCCGCAGGATCATCGCCAGGTCTCGGGATGCCGGACCGGTCGGCAGGAAGTACGTGGAACTCGCGAACCTCCTTATGACCGGCCCTGATTCACCACTCAGAACCAGCGCCCTGAAGAAGCTGGCCGACTCCTGCGACAATGCGATCGCCCTGGTGGAAAAGGTCCGCCAATCCCCGGGAAACCCCTCCGCCAGACGCAGGTCGCCAGGTCAATCGAGCAGTTAAGGTGATCGCATGCAGATGCCGAAGCCCCTCGAAGAGATGTCTCACACGGAAATCACGACCTTCGTGAGCAACCTCGAAGCGCGCAACGAGGAGCTGATGGGTCTGGTCTCCGACGAGATGCGGGAGGCCGGTGAATTCGGCCGGGCCCAGCTCGCCCTCGAAGACATCGGGTGGCGCCCGCTGATGGGCCTCTCCGACAGCGCGAACTCCTTCACGCTTGACTCCCTGCATCACGCGAGCGAGCTGTGCCGGGCCGTCGCCACCGTGAACCCTCTCGTCGGCCGTGGCCTGCGCGTGCGCACCGGTTACGTCTGGGGGTCCGGCGTCTCCGTCGTGCCGAAGGAGTTCATTCAGGGACCGGGACGGCCCAGGACGGTGAACCTGGAGCCCGAGCTTCCCGAGGGGATCAACGAGGTGCTGACCGGCACGCTCGCCCAGCTCGAACTGGAGCGAACCTCGGGCACCGACGGCAACCTCTTCTTCCTCGTGGACCGCCGGACCAAGGAAGTCCTGCGCGTGCCGTTCGAGGAGATCACGGAAGGCGTCAGCCAGCGAGGCAACCGGGAACGCCTGTTGTACATCCGGCGCACCTGGAACGACTGGGATCTGGAGCTGGACTTCGAGGCCAACATCGAGCTGAATCCGATCACCGCCCCGAAGGCGGCAGCGCGCGGGCGCACCTGGATGAAGGCCGACCGGGACAGCCCGTCAGGGGGATCCACCCGGGCCGGGTTCTCCTTCCGCGACGTCTGGTACCCGACGCCTGCTGGCATCCGGGCGCTCGGCCGCAACCGGGGTGCCGCGCAGATCGCGGGCGACAAGGTGGATCACACGAAGGTGCTCGTCCATGTTCCCTTCAACCGGCTCACCGGATGGCGCTGGGGAATCCCGGATGTGCTGCCCGCTGTCTGGTGGACGAAGGCATACAAGGAGTACCTGGAGAACTGCGCCACGCTCACCAAGGCGTACGCCAGGTTCGCCTGGAAGGTGACATCGGACCGGTCGCGGTCCGTACGCCGTACCGCCGCCGCGATGGCCCAGGCTCCGCGCACCGACCCCTCCACCGGTCAGCCGCTGAACGTGGGAGCCTCGGCCGTGCTGGGCGCCGGGCAGGATCTGTCGGCCGTCGGCGGCAACACGAAGGTGGACTTCGACGCCGGTCGCCCTCTGGCCGCGATGATCGCAGCCGCTCTCGACGTTCCCCTTCCAGCCCTGCTGGAGGATCCCTCGATCGCGAACAACGCGGCGGCCACCTCTCTGGACACCTCCACGATTCTCGTGATGCAGGCCCG